AGCTTTATAAAATCGTAATAAGAAGTCAGGCAAATTCCGCGCTAACCTCTAGCAATAATGTTAGTGAGGGTTCGTTCCAAGATGAGTTGATTGTACACCATTCTCGTATAATCCATATTGTTGAGGATATTCTGGAAGATGAAGTATTCGGTTTACCTCGTTTACAAGTTGTGTTTAACCGATTAATGGATTTAGAGAAGTTAATCGGAGGTGATGCCGAAATGTTTTGGCGGGGTGCTCGTCCCGGAATTACTGGTACGGTTAAAGAGGATTACGAAATGTCGGATGAAATGTATGCTGACATTGAAGCACAATTAAAGGAATTTGAACACAACTTCAAACGAGTATTAGTTAACGAAGGAATTGATTATAAAACATTAACACAACAAATTGCCGACCCTTCAAATCACGTAGATATTCAAGTTCAAATGATTTCTGCGGTTACTGGTATACCTAAACGTATATTAGTTGGGTCTGAACGTGGGGAATTATCCTCAGCACAAGACAAGCAAGAATGGATAAGTTATGTCACTTCTAGGAGAGAGGAGCAAAATGAACCAAACATACTTAGACCGTTCATAGACCACTTGCTAGAATACGAAATCATCACTAGGCCTAAAAGCGAGGAGTATGATGTAGTCTGGGATAAGTTATTCTCTTTATCCGATAAAGAGAAAGTTGAATTAGGCAAAAACCGTGCAATTGCATTGAAAGAGTACTCTACCAATCCGGCTGCACAATATATGATGCCATTTGAAATGTTCCTAAGTTTCTTAATGGGATTAGACAAAAATCAAATCTCTAAGATTGTTGAATATCGAAAAGAAAAAATGGAAACGGAAGGTAACAAAGAATTGTCAATAGAAGAAATTGCTAAATTAGGACAACCTGATAGACAATTTGAGAGAACCTCAGAAAAGGATAAAAGAACAGAGGATGGCAGTAATAGAACCAGAACTGAAACAGTAGATTAAACTAGATATGAAAAGCAAAGAATTAATACTGGACGTATATTTTCAAACTAATGAAAGCTATGCAATCCGTCACGAAGAACTAGACGGAAAGCAGTACATCGTTGTTCCAGTAACAATGATGGTGGAAGGCGTACATAGTGGAAGTCATGGGCCAGTATTACATTTAGCCGAAGAATTAGGGCGTTATCCTGAAAGTTGGGATGGTATGCCCGTAACAATTGGACACCCACGAGTGGGGGCACAATATGTGTCTGCGAATAGCCCTGACGTTTTATCTGATTGGGCGGTTGGAAGAATCTTTAATACCTACATGGATGGAACTGCTTTACGTGCAGAAGCATGGTGTTGTATTGCTGATTTGGAGCGTGTTTCCGAAGATACATTAGATAGAATCAATAATGGTGAGATTATTGAGGTATCTATTGGTGTATTTTCTGATGAAGAAGAAACTTCTGGAACATGGAATACTGAAAATTACATTGCCATAGCTAGAAACCATAGACCAAATCATCTTGCTCTTTTACCCGATGAGATTGGTGCGTGTTCTATCGAAGATGGGTGTGGCATACGTGTTAACAAAAAAGGAGGAAGCGAAGTGAAAGCAAAATCACTAATTCTTAACTCTGAGAATCAATCTCAGATTCTAAAGGAATTGAACCAAAATGGCTTCTCTGTCAATGAGCTTGGACATAGTGAACTTTCACAAAAGATTGGACATGCTGTTTACGGTCTTGACGGAAATGGGCTAGACAACTATGTAGAAGAAATTTATGGGGATTACTTTGTGTATGCACAGTACAATAATAGGGTAGAACCTAGAATGCGTAAACTCTATAAACAAGCCTACAAAGTTAATGCTGCTGATGAAATCGAATTAGATGGTGAGGCAATCCATGTAAAACGTGAAATTACGTACGCTAATGTTCCAGATGTTGTTACAAATGGAAGAGTAAAGACAAAACGAATAATTCAAAAAAACAAAAAAGTTATGGCGAATGAAAATTGCACAGATTGTGTAAAAAAATTGGTTGATAACCTTATTGCGAATAAAGCACTCGCCTTTTCAGAAGATGACAGGGAAATGCTTGAAAGCTTGCGAGAGGACCAACTTGAAAAAATGACACCACAACCGGCACCACAAGTTAACGAGAAGAAATTTTCGAGAGCTGATGTGTTGTCCGTACTAAGTGAGCAACCGCTTACAACTGAGGAGTATTTACAGATTATTTCCCCAGAAGCTGCGGCACCTATCGTTGAAGGCCTTGAACTTAGAACCAATCAGAAAACAAGCATGGTTACTGAAATCATGGCTAATTCTGATGTATGGACTGAGGATGAATTGAATTTGAAAGAGTTGGATGAATTGAAGAAGATTCACAAAGTAGCCACTAATGGTTCAGTACATATTGGTGGTGGAAATCTTGGAGGTTCTACTAAACTCGAAACAAATTCGAAAAAACCGAAAACAATAATGCTACCAAAAATAGCACAAAAGTAAAAAAATTAATTAATTTAAAAGGTAAATAATATCATGGCAAAACAAACTATTAAGTTAAAAAAGTATGCCGACATTATCAACGAGTATAATGCCGAAGCTGCCATTACTCCTGGGATGTTGATTGAATTAACATCATCTGGTACTGTACAGAAAAATTCTGCTGCTGGTCTGGCTTGTGCTAAGACATTTGCGCTAGAAGATGAATTACAAGGAAAAACAATTGCTGATGCCTATGCCGCAGGCGCACCTGTGCAATGTTGGAGTACTATTCCCGGAGAAGAAGTTTACGCTTGGCTTGCAAATGGCGAGGACGTTTCTGTTGGCGACAAACTTGTTTCGAATGGTGCCGGGTTGCTTAAAGCAATGACAGCGGACGATTCTTCTGCGGTTGTAACGGAAGAAACTCCAATTGCAATTGCATTGGAAGATGTGGACATGAGTGGGTCGTCTGGTGTTGACCCAACAGGCAGAATTAAAGTACGAATCATTTAATAAAGGAGGAAAATAAAAATGACACAAGCAAGTGTAGATTTAATCAATAACGGACAATCACAAGGTGCCGTAGCAAACGCTTTAAAACAGGGCGGGGCATTAAACATCTCGCATAAACGTCCGTATTTGGATGAGGATAATATTCCTTGTATTACCGTCTTTAAAGGTGGTGACGTTACAAAACCTGAAAATTACGAAGCTGTTTACGCATCAAGTAAAGGATTGAATGTTAACGCAACATTAACCTTAACAAAAGATGAGTGGGAACAACTTGACGAGGCTGTAACCGAAGTTGCAAGGGAAGAACTTGCAGTATTTGATTACTTCGTAGGAAAAGGATTGACCAAAACATTGAAAAATGCATTTGGTACTACTGTTCTACAATGGCAGTCAATCAGCGATTCTCAGGAAGCCAATATGTCAATGGACGGCGTTGTTCGTGGACAGGGTGACCGTGTACAGTACAAAGATAACTTCTTACCTATTCCGATTCTTCACGCCGATTACGAGATTAACGCTCGTTTCCTTGAAGTAAGTCGTAACAATGGTAATGGAGTTGATGTGGAAGAAGCAGCTAACGCTACTCGCCGTATCATGGAGAAAAAAGAAGATTTACTTATTGGTACTGGTACTTACACTTTTGGTGGTGGTACAATGTACACACTTCTTAACTACCCTGACCGAAATACTGTAACAATCCGCGATTGGAATGATTCAGCAACCACTGATGCAATGATTATCGAAGATGTTACTGCATTGAAACGTGCAAACAAGGATGCTTATCACGGTGGTGAAGGTGTATTGATTATCCCTTCTGATTACGAGGACAAACTTGGTGAAGATTACAGTGTGTCCGGGTCGTCTTTGATGACTATTCGTGAGCGAATTATGAAATTAGGTGGTATCGCTGATATCTTAGTTGCCGAGCGTTTAGCTGATAATAACGTGCTTTTTGTTGAATTGAAAAAACGCACAATTGAAATCGTAAACGGTATGCCATTACAAAACGTAATGTGGACAACTGAGGGCGGTATGGTTGCAAAACACAAACTTTTGGAGATTGCAGTACCTCGTTTCAAATCAGATTACAACGGAAATTGTGGTATAGCTCACGGAGCAACTGCATAATAAAAGATTCCACTAATCATGTGGTATTTGTTTAATCAAAATAAATAAAAATCGTTATGGCTAAAAAAAGCAAAGAAAGAAAAGAAATCCCTGAGGGGATGAAGTGTTACAAAAAATTAGGTGGCGGCTCGTTCAGATTCCCAAATCGTATTATCAAAAAAGGGCAATCATTTTGGGCTTACCCTACTGCGATTCCTAGCGCGTTTAAAGACACTATCGAAGAAACTGCTGCTGATTACAATGCAGTTATCATTTTTAGCACAGGGGCATCTCCTGTTGCGTCACAGAGTAAATCAGTAGAACCTGTTTCTGTTACGTTTGAAATGACACCTGCTCTAGACGCGGATGGTAACAACATTACAAAGGGCAATAGCAATTTGTATAACGTGGTTGATTCAGAAGGAAAAGTGCTGAATGAAAAACCTTTACGAAAAGGTAAAGCAACTGAACTTTTAGAAACATTATCCGCGTAGAGATATGTTGAGTGCGTGGCAAGTCCCACCGATGTGGGAAGGAGGAGAAGTCTGGATATTAGGTGGAGGACCGTCTTTGATTGACTGTTTTAATATTCCTAGTGAAGTCGTTAATTCAGTTAGAACTAAAAAAGAAAGTATATCGGCTTATTCTCCTTATCTTGCTGCGATTCACAATAAACATGTTATTGGAATTAACGTTGCGTATCAATTTGGAAAATGGTTAGATATTTGTTTCTTCGGGGATAAAAATTTCTTCTTAGGGCATAAACATAATCTAGCTAATTGGGGTAAACTAACAGTAACTTGTTCCAAATATGTAGCGAATAAAGACCAGTCGTGGATTAAGTACTTGCCTGCTGAATCAAAAAAAGGAGTACCAGTTGATTATGCTCAGTTAGGAATTAGTTCGTATAACAAAGCGGTATGCTGGAATTGGAACAGTGGTGGTGCAGCTATAAGTTTAGCTGCGTGGCTAGGGGTTAAGCGAATTGTATTAGTTGGGTTTGATATGACATTATCCAATAGCAATCAGCATTTCCATAATGAGTACATAAAAAAGGGGACAAAGTTAGCAGTAAAAAATTTACCATTTAGTAAACACTTACAAGGTTTCCCATTTATAAAAGCGGACGCAGATAGAATGGGGATTGAGATTATTAATACCAGTTTGAACAGTGCTATACAGGATTTTCCTAAAGTGCACATAAAAGAATTATTATAATGCACAGTAACGTTATTCAGTTCATAACAAAAATAAAGCGAACACATCCTACTTTATTTGAGAATAAGTTAGTTTTGGATTGTGGGAGTTTAGACATAAATGGGAATAACCGAATATTCTTTACTAACTGCAAGTATAAAGGAATTGATATCGTTAATGGTAAAAACGTAGATGTTGTAACTAAAATAAATGATTTTCTACCTGACCTAAACGAGGTGTATCATGTAGTGATTAGTTCTGAAATGTTGGAACATGATTCTACTTATGTCGAAAGTCTTAAAACGATGTTTAGGCTTACTAAAAGAAATGGATTATTACTGTTTACCGCTGCATCTACCGGCAGAAAAGAACACGGGACGCATCAAAATACACCAAAAGACAGCCCGTTAACAAATGATTATTACAAAAATATTACGGTAGAAATGATACAGGAAGCGATTGACTTTAATCAGTTTAGTTGGTTTACGCTGGAATATCAAAATAGTATAGGGGACATTCAATTTGCAGGGATTAAACGATGAAGTACACGTTAATAATCCCAACAATGTATTATCATGTTACGCAATTAGCGAATATGATAAAAGTTTATAATCAAATAGATTGCATAGGAGAAATCCTTATTATAAATAATAATGCAACATTATATACCGAATTTGAATCGAAAAAAATAAAAACAATTGGAACTGGTGAGAACATGTATGTAAATCCATCTTGGCGATTTGCTGCGTATGTTGCTAAGTATGATAATTTGATTATTGCTAATGACGATATTACTATTACTGGGGATTTACAATTTTTGCTCACAAATGTAGGTTTGATATTAAAAGACGGCGTAGTATTTGGTCCGAATAAAACGTGTTTTCCATATTACTACGCGCCATCTGAAATAAAATTTAAACCAGCAATTACCGACAATAAATTCGGCATTAATTATGGATTTGGAGTATTTATGTTGATTAAAAAGAAAACATTTTTAAAAAGTGAGATACCCAAAGATTTTTTAATTTGGTATGGTGACCATATTCTTTTCTTAAAAAATGATGCATGGGAATTTAAAGGGATTAGAATAGATACCTCGATGAGAGGCACAACAAGTAAATTAAATTTAAAGCGATTTGCAATTACTGAGCGGAATGCTTTTAACAAATTAAAATATGCAAAATAAAGTAACTAACATAGTTTTAATTCTGAAAAAAGGAGGTGACTTTAATTTTCAGGATGTTTATTTATTAGTAACGCATATTAATAAGTATTGGATTGGTGGAAATAAGCCTTTTATTTATTGTTACACTGATTTAGTAACTGAACAACAATCCTTAGTTGGATTAACCTTACGCCCATTACCCCACCCTGAATGGGCGGGTTGGTGGAGTAAGATGAATTTATTCGGAAAGAAATTACAGGATTTACGTCCTTTTCTATATATTGATTTAGACACAGCGATACTTGACAATATCGCTAGTATCTTACCAGCAGAAAATGAAAGAAATCATTTTATTACGTTACGCGACTTCTACCGTCCCGCCCATTTAGCTTCCGGCGTAATGTGGGTACCAAGAACAGCGTATATGGATAAAGTGTATTCGACTTGGTTATCTGACACTAAATCTCACATTTCTAAATTTAGAGGAGACCAAAATTTTATTGAGAGTGTAGTTAAATCTGATTTATATTGGCAAGATATTTTTCCTAATGAAATTATAACAACGTTTAAACCTAACCGTCAATGGCGAACAGAATTTCCGCTTGGGTCTAAAGTTGTTTGTTTTCATGGTACACCAAGAATACGAGAGGCGGCAAATAGTGTTGAATGGGTAAAACAGTACTTAAATTATGCAATCTGATAAACTGATATTAGTAACGGGCATTGAGAGAAGCGGAAGTACACTTATTACGAGAGTTCTTCAACTTTGCGGGGCAAATGCAGGGCGCGTGAATAAAATGCGTGAAAACGAAGCCATTCATGCTTTAAACGCTTCGATAATAAAAGCTAATAGCGAAGAATGCCATATGCCAAATTTGGAAACATTGGATTACGCTAAAAACTTAGATACAGAAATAAATAATTGTTTAATTGAACAGAGATTACCCGCAACTATGCCGTTTGTTTATAAAGATTCAGGCTTAATCCAAATCTGGCCGATATGGAATACTACTTATCCAGATGCAAAATGGATTATAGTTAGACGTAGAACCGGTGATATCATAAATTCTTTTGTAGAAACTGCCTACATGAAGAAATTTAAAGATGTTAAAAATCTAAAGCTTGTTGGTGCTGAAACAGAAAGAGACGGTTGGTTATGGTGGGTTAAGCAGAATGAGCAGCGATTAGTCCAAATGATAGAGGCAGGAATAAATCACAGAATTGTTTGGCCTGAACGAATGCGTGATGGTGATTTTGAACAAATGAAAGAAGTCGTTGATTGGTGTGGGCTTGAATGGAATGAGGATGTAGTAAATGTGATGTCTAAACTATTAAAATAAAAATTATGGCATTTCGAACAACAGAACAAGGGGTGTTAGATATTATGGATAACGACTTGACGACAGCACAAGTTACTCCGTATCTGACAAGTTCAAATATATTCGTAACGGAAACCTTACTTTCCGTTGGGTTAAGCGATGAAATCCTAGCTGAAATAGAAAAGTGGTTAACTGCACACATGATTGCCTTGACTAAGGATAGAATATCTAAAGAAGAAGGTGCTGGTGGCGCATACATTAAATGGGCAGGTATTTGGGAAAAAGGATTCAATGCAACACCTTACGGACAAATGGCAATGAATTTAGATTCATCTAATACATTAGCTACTATTGTTAAACAAAAATCAAGTGCTTGGACTAAAGCAGTTCCAGGAGTATAAGATATGGGAAGAATCGAAAAAGTTGTATCAAAATTTACCGTTCAGGTTTGTGTGTATTGGGGGAATCCTCAACGTAACGGTACAGGCGGATTAACCTTTGATTCTCCTGTTGAAATATCATGCCGTTGGGATGAAAAGCAAGAATTAAAAATAGGTTACGACCATAATAAATTTTCATCACAGGCAGTTGTATTAGTAAACCAAGATTTAGATAGACGTGGATTCTTATGTAATTCATCTTTATCTGATTTACAAACTGAGGCAACTGCAAATGGTTGGGATATTGACAATCCATTGGAAATACCTACTGCTTTTATCATTCAGCAATTTGAGAAAATACCAATGGTGCGCTCTAATAATGATTTTGTAAGAACAGCGTATTTGTACGACCAAGGATAATAATTATGGCATACGTAGAAGGATTGGAACAAGTGCTTTATAATATTGATAGAGAAATTAATGCTATGCGTGGGCGCACTCTATTAGGTATGACTAAAGCGTTAAATCATTTGCACCGAGAGACTGAGACTTCGCGTCCGCTAGTCCCACGAGATACAAATAAAATGGCACAAAGCTGGTACATATTTCCAGCAAGAGGTGGCGTGAATCCAATTGTTACCGCAGGGTATACCGCGTATTACGCACCATACGTGCATGAAAAAACAGATGCACTAAATTGGACACGCCCCGGCTCAGGCGCAAAGTGGTTACAGATTCACTTTGAAAGAAACAGAGAGGAGATGAAATTAATAATTGCACAAAACGTAATGGTAAAACGATAAAACATGAATGCACCGTCAATAGATATAAGAGAAATACTAACGGCAGATATTACTGTTGATACCACATCATTTCCAATTGAGATTGGTGCATTACCAGAAGATTTGCCGAATTGCACAGGAATAATGGACATTGCAGGTGGCTCACCCCAACTGACAATGGACCTAGCTAAATATGAATTTCCATCTATTCAAATAAAAGTACGATGTACTGATTATGAAACTGGATGGGCGTACATAAGTTCTATTAAGGATTCACTACATGGTCGGGCAATGGAGACATGGGGTGACACCTTATACACCTTGATTCAATGCTTGAATGGCCCCGGCTTTTTAGAGCGTGAAAATCAAAG